CTACTCGTGCTATTGCTGCACAGATATTAAGACATAGAAGTTTTACTTTCCAAGAGTTCTCTCAAAGGTATGCTGCCAGTACTGCACTTGGTGACATTGAATTACCAGAACTTCGTAGACAAGATGATAAGAATCGTCAGAACTCTACAGATGATCTGGATCCTGAAATGGTAGAGAAGTTTAATAAACAAATGATTACTTTGTTTAGTTCTTCCAAATCATTATATGAACAGATGCTTAGTCAAGGTGTTGCTAAAGAGTGTGCTAGAATGGTACTACCACTCTGTACTCCTACTAGAATATACATGACTGGTTCCTGTCGTTCATGGATACATTATATTAATCTACGTTCTGCACATGGTACTCAGAAAGAGCACATGGTAATCGCAGAAGCATGTAGGAAAGTGTTTACCGAACAGTTCCCTGCAGTATCAGAAGCCCTTGGTTGGGTCTAAATAACTTTACACTCCTTTATAATTATGGCAACATATCCTGTGGTTCACAAAGAAACTGGTGAACAGAAAGAAGTAGCAATGAGTGTTACTCAGTGGTCTCAGTGGTGCGAAGATAATCCTGATTGGAAACGTGATTGGTCAGATCCATCTACGTGTCCAATGGCTGCTGAAGTGGGTGAGTGGAGAGACAAATTGGTGAAGAGTAAACCTGGATGGAATGAAGTATTAGATAAAGCTTCTCGTCAACCTGGTGCACAGAATTTGAAAATATAATGGCACGTAAAAAAAGAACTAATGATCAACCTATAGGGGTTGGTCTTACTGCAAAGCAGATGAAAAGAAAAAAACCAGTAAATATTGAATATCTTGTAGATATTCAACCTATCACAGATAATCAAAAAGTATTATTTGATTCTTATAAAGAAGGAAAAAATATAATTGCTTATGGTGCTGCAGGTACAGGTAAAACATTTATTACCTTGTATAATGCTTTAAAAGATGTTTTAGATGAAAATACTCCTTATGAGAGAATCTATATTGTTAGATCTCTTGTTGCTACTAGGGAAATAGGATTTCTTCCTGGTGATTATGAGGATAAGTCAGATATCTATCAAGTACCATATAAGCATATGGTGAAGTATATGTTTCAGATGCCGTCTGATGCAGATTTTGAGATGTTGTATGGTAACTTAAAGGCACAAGAAACTATTAAGTTTTGGAGTACCTCATTTTTAAGAGGAACAACACTTGATAATGCTATTGTTATTGTTGATGAATTCCAAAACTTGAATTTTCACGAACTTGATAGTATAATAACAAGGATCGGTGAGGACAGCAAAATTTATTTCTGTGGAGACGCTACTCAAACGGATTTACAGAAAACAAATGAGCGTAATGGAATCGTCGATTTTATGAAGATCATTCGATCAATGCCATCTTTCAATTCAATTGAATTTGGTATTAATGATATTGTTAGATCTGGACTCGTAAAAGAGTATCTTATTGCTAAACTAGAACAGAATATGTAATGTTTGACCATGTTGATTTGAACCTTGAACCTCTTGAAAGAGAGACTATTGAAGGTGTTCGTTATTATTCAATTCCAGAAGTAGATGAACTAGTCAAACTAGTATCCATTACTTCTGTTACTAGCCATTTTAACAAAGAAATCTTTGTTAATTGGAGAAAAAAAGTTGGTAATGAGGAAGCAGATCGTATCACTAAGGCAGCAACCAGACGTGGTACTGATATGCATACTCTTACTGAACATTATCTAAAAAATGATCAGGAACTTCCTGAAGTTCCACCTATATCTGAATTTTTATTCAAGATAGCAAAGGGGGAACTTAGTAAGATAAATAACATTTATGCTTTGGAAGGACCGCTATATAGTAAAGAACTAGGAATTGCTGGAACCGTTGATTGTATTGCTGAATATGACGGTGAGTTAGCGATAATAGACTTTAAAACATCTAAAAAACCTAAACCACGTAAGTGGATTGAACATTATTTTGTTCAAGCAATGGCTTATGGATGTATGCTATATGAAATGAAGGGTATACCCATCAAAAAACTTGTAATCATCATGTCATGTGAAAATGGAGAATGTGTTGTCTATGAAGAAAACGATAAAGAGAAGTACATCAAGCTCCTCTCGAAATACATCCAGAAGTTCGTTAATGATAAATTGGAGCTCTATGGAACCTAATAAAGAATTAGAACAGGCTATCGCAAATAAGTTCTTAACTCCTCAAAAATTTGCTATTGAGATCGAAAAGATCGTTGCCGAACAGGAGTTGAATTATATTGATGCAATACTTCATTACTGTGAATCAAACAGTCTTGAAGTAGATTCAATAACTAAACTTATTTCAAAACCTTTGAAAGAAAGACTGAAATGGGATGCTATTCGTCTTAATTTCATGAAAAAAACATCAAGAGCAAAACTTCCTTTATAATGCCCACACCAACGGAATTACTACATTATCGTCTTCAGGCGATTTTGCGTGATTATAATATGCCTGATCTTGAGTATATTGGTGAACGTCCCAGTTATAAGACTGGAGATAATGTTCCTTGGTATCGTATAGGAGAAGCAGAAGTTCCTATTGATGCTATAACAGAATTAGACACTGAAGAAGATGAAGACGAAAGTGACTCCTTTTGAAACTTATCAAACTTATCTTTCAATGAAAAGTCATTTTACTAATCGTAAATATGACTTCTTTAAATATGGTGGTAAATCCCGTGCTACTATGTCTTCTTTTAACAAAAGGAAAGATAAGTATTGGTTTGAAAAAACATCTAGAAAGTATTCTGATGAACAAGTGCTAGACTTTCTTCTAGCAAATTTTGTAAACGCTGACACACCACAAAACCTATGGATCGGAGAGATAATCAACTCTGGCGAAAGAACTTACGCAGAGTGGATGAGACGGAGACAGAGTATGACTTATATTTTCAAGGAGCAGTCAGAAAAACTTCTCTCAGAGAACGACTTATCGAGAGTGTTCAACTGCTCAAAGGGTCATCCCCCGTTATTAAAAAAATATCTGGGTGGAGAGATCTCGCTAGAAACGCTTACGATACTGGAAAAAGTCTTTTCTTTCGTAAAAAATTTTGATAAGAAATTAGATGATCCAGTGTGGGAATCCGTAAGTTTAAAAATTAAAAAGTATAATCCTTTCCTAAATATTAATATATTCCAGTACAAAAAAGTCTTGCGAGAACTGATAAATGAGTGAATTTTTTGAATCTGAAATAGTTCGTCAAGAACTAGAAGAGATTAATGAACTTCAGAAGTCCATCTATGGGAGTTTATTCTCCTTTGCTGCGATGAATCGTGAAGATAAACTGGAACATGTTGAAATGTTGATTGAATTATTAAAAAAACAACGTATCATGTATACACGATTATCTCTTTCTGATGATCCAGAAGCGATTAAAATGAAAGAGGATCTGAAGCGAAGTATTGAAGTTATGGGATTTCCAGAAGGAACAGATATACAAGTTATATTTGAAACTATGGATAAAACCATTGAAACTTTAAAACAACAAGTTGACTTAATATAATTTTATTGCTATAATATAAACATCCAACGAATCCAAATTAATCCGAGGTATCCAATGTCGTTTGCTAATCTTAAAAAGCAATCCAAACTAGGCTCTCTTACACAAAAACTTGTGAAGGAAGTCGAAAAAATGAATAACACTGGTGGTAACACAGATGACCGCCTATGGAAATTAGAAGTAGACAAAACAGGTAACGGCTATGCTGTTATTCGTTTCTTACCTGCTCCTAACAGTGAAGATCTACCATTTGTAAAATTATACTCCCACGCCTTCCAAGGACCAGGTGGTTGGTATATTGAAAATTCTTTGACTACTCTTGGTCAAAAGGATCCTGTATCAGAGTTCAATACACAACTCTGGAACAACGGCACTGATGCTGGTAAAGAAACAGCACGTAAGCAGAAGCGTAAGCTGACTTATATCAGTAACATCTATGTTGTAAAAGATCCTGCAAATCCTGAGAATGAAGGTAAGGTATTCTTATACAAGTACGGTAAGAAAATCTTTGATAAACTCACTGCTGCAATGCAACCTGAGTTTGAAGATGAGGAAGCAATTGATCCATTTGATTTCTGGCAAGGTGCTAACTTCAAGTTGAAGGCAAAGAACGTTGCTGGTTTCAGAAACTATGATAGTTCTGAGTTTGCTCCCGTATCTCCATTACTAGATGATGATGAGGCACTAGAAGGACTCTGGAAGAAAGAGTACTCTCTTGCAGAATTGGTTGCTGCTGATCAGTTTAAGTCTTATGATGATCTGAAGAAACGTCTTGACTCTGTTCTTAGAACAACAAGTACCAGACAAGATCCTGAAGTATCTGATGAAGATGCTTTCCGTGGTTCTGCTCCCAATTTTGAGAGTCGTAGAACTGCTGAAGCGACTGCAGAAGTTACCACAGCATCTAATTCAGATGATGATGACGATACAATGTCCTACTTTCGACAACTTGCCGAAGCTTAAGACATAGTAATATTTGAATTTTCAGTCCTCACAGTTGTTTCACTAACATACTGTGGGGATTTATCATATATCATAATATCTCTCATATCATTCAAGAATTGTTGTAGATGTCCTAATTTTAAGATGTGTATATCTTTTTTATCTTCATTAATACGAACTTCATATTCATAATTACTAATACCAGTCCTAACAGTTGTTCCTGATACTGATTGTCGTCCATTATCATAATAAGTAAATATAAAATTACTATCAACTACTTTACCTTTTGGAAGAATTATTCTTCCCTCAGAGGTTTTAATTTCTTTAGTTTCATAAAAACGAGTACCGTTTATATTACCACCATATTTGTCTAATGCGAAATCGTGAATGTCCGAATCAGATAATGGCCATTCATTTCTAACATTAATAATACCAGCAGTAATTAATACAACCCAATCAAGTTCTGAAGATCCATATACTTCATCTGCAACCATATCTGGATTATATCCCATTGGTATTTCATACTTGTCAAATAGTGTAAATGCACTTTGTAGATCATCACGTAATTTGATCCTTCTAAAGATATTCTTGACTTCAATATAATCCAATGAGGAATTCTTATCTGATAAGAATGATGGATATTCTAGATTTGGTAACTCTTTAAAATAACTCATTTTAGTATCCTACTCCTTCTACATCTTCGTAATCTACATCATAAATTGGTTCAAGTTCTTTGAAGGATAAATCCATTTGCATAGAAGCTGGTGTTCCATCACCATAAGTCATGTGTGATCCTTCACCAGTATAATTAACTGCTATATCTGTTAAGAAGCATTGTTTAAATTTATGTAAGAATGGATGATCTTGATTCCCAGTTCTATATCTTAACTCAAAAACATTAGGAGTTTTTAAGAACCAAGATCCACCTTGACCTGGTGATGCTTTTGTTTTTGGAGCCATATTCTGTTTAAATGCTAGAATAATTAACTTACATTGCTCTGCTTCTTTTTGATTACGAGGCATCATTTTCCAAGAGAATTTAAATCCTCTTAAAGTTGGACCATTGAAGAGAAGTTCCATATTTGGATTAAATACTTCTCCATTTTGTCTAGCCATCATTTGATCTAGAGTAATATTACCACCAAACGCACTTAGTGCATTTGCAGATAATTGTTGCTTCAATAAGTCACTTGCTTTATTAAAATCTCCAACTCCTCCTGCTACGTCTCCACTTCCTTTACTTATAATAGATCCCATCTTATCCATATAATCAGAATCACCTGGAGAAACATCCATCAAATCTTTAGTAGCAGATGCAGCTGTTGCTACTACATTACCTAGTTTACTGCTACCAACATCAACAGAATTACCATCTTGAACTGAATTTGGTACAGGTAATAATATAGATCCAGTATTTATTAAGGCAGATTTTGATAATCCTCTTGGTCTTGTACCACCAACTGCAGCACTTGATGTTAATCTTCTATTACCTGATGATGGATTTGAGATTAAACTACCACTACTTTGTTTAACTGATTTATATTCAACAATATCTATTTGTAAGTAATCTGTATTTGCTGTTAATGCTTCATATGGATATCTTAAAACACCACCCTTTTTCTTTCGTTTACCTGCATTAGAAGGTGATATTTTTTTCTTTTCTTCTATTCTTTTTTTACTTTCTGTTACTGTACTTTTAATTTCAGGACGTTCTGTTTGTTTTCCACCTATTGAGGTGCTTCCAGTTCTTAAAAACCTTCTATATTCTTTTGCAGACATTCCATCTGGTCTTTGGGAATAGTCTATTGCCATTTATCGACCTATATTTTTAAGTATTTAGCAAGAATCTTGCGAAAGGTATTCCATTAAGGTCATTTCTCTCTGCATTAGTTACTTCATACAACTGTCCAGCAATTTCTGTCCATGTATATTGTCGTGTTTGACCCCAATGAAAATTTACTCCACGAAAACCCCAACCAAAAACGTCAGTTACTGCAACAAAGGGATTTTGATCGTATGTAATATTAGGAGTTTTAGGTGTATATACAAAAATATAGTATTGTCCTACATTTGGAACAGGTGTTACTGTATCATTAAGTGCTTCCATTAATTCCATCATCAAATCATCAGGACTTTCCATTCCTGTTAAACTTTCTCTTATACTACGAAGGCGACTCATTTGACTCCTAACTCATTTTCAGTTAATACTTTAAATTCCCACTTTCTATCGTTACAAAAATTTCTTGCTGCTTCCCATTTTGCTTGATTCTTTGCATATTCATAGGCTTCATACATATAAGTTCTTGTTTGACGTTTTGGTTTTTTGGGTGGACTACATTGTTTAAATGGTTTTACTTCTATGATATATTTCTTGATTTCTCCTCCATTTTCTTTTACTTTCATGTAGAAATCTGGATAATATCTATGTATTCTTCCATCAACAGGAGAACGGTATGGTAAGACAATTTCTTCACTTGCCCACTCTAAAACATTGGTATTTTTATCACAGTAAACCATGAATTTCTTTTCCCATGATGATCTAAAAATAATTCTAGTTGGATCACCTTTATATTTCTTCGGAAAGACTGGTCTATATTTACCTTTATAAGCCATCTAAATAGATAATAATATAAGAAGTCTTACAAGTTATTTAGAGTGCCGAATCCTTTAGCTAAAAAAATGAATATGTTTGATGCTAAGGCGGCTATTGGCCCTTTAGCACAAACTAATTACTATGCGGTAAGTTTATCCACATTAAAACCGTCTATTGCCAATTATCTTACTCAGTTAGGTATTGGTAATGCAAGAGATTTTCTATCCAGAAGAGCTGGATTACTTTGTAATGATGCATCTTTACCTGCCTCTGCATTTACTACGGGGGAAGTGAAGGGTGATTTTATGGGTGTTCCACAAGAATTTGCTCATACGAGAATATATACTGATATTGATTTTACGTTCTATGTTGACGAAAATTATACTATATTAAGATGTTTTGAGGGGTGGATGGATTATATATCCAGTGGTGCTGATGTTGATCAGTCTCATAAAGGATATTATAGAAGATTGAATTATCCAGATGATTATAAAGTTGATACAATGTATATTAGTAAGTTTGAGAAGAACTTTAATAGAAGATTAGATTATCAATTTATGAATGCTTTTCCAAAGTCTATCACTTCATTACCAGTATCATATGGTAATGCAGATCTTTTGAAGGTATCTATTAGTTTTAACTATGATCGATATAT